GGGACATTGTAGATGTATTCCAAGTGGGATCAAGAAATCAGCAAGATTCTGAATTACTCAAAGAATTTGGACGGCAGAAAAAGCCAGTCTTATTGAAGCGAGGGATGGCGGCAACAATAGAAGAATTTATAATGGCGGCGGATTTTATTATCAATGAGGGCAATCCTAATGTGACATTATGTGAGCGAGGTGTTAGAACATTTGAGCCGTATACTCGTAATACGTTTGATATAAATTGCATTCCTGCGGTGAAGAATTTATGCCAGTTGCCAATTATTGGGGATCCCTCACATGGAACAGGCAGAAGGGAATTGGTCGAGCCGGTAGCACTTGCGGCTATAGCGGCCGGTGCTGATGGGTTGATGATAGAAGTTCATAATGATCCGGACAACGCCATGACGGATGGAGGGCAGAGCTTAGATTTAGAAGCATATGATAAGCTGATGCGCAAAGTGTTGAAAATGGCGAATATAATGAAGGAAGAATAAGATGAAATGTCCATATATGCGTAGGCAAGTACAGCAGACCAGACAACACAAACAAGATTTAATGGAATATATACCAGAGAATGATGCCATTGCGCCGGTGTTGCTCGCGGCAAATGATACAGATGTAATCATATTTGACATGATGATGGAGTGTATCCAAGGAGAATGCGCAGCATGGCAGAATGGTCATTGTGTAAGAACGTCATAGGATTGAGGGCAGAGTCTGTAGATGGCAAACATAATGGAGGAAAAATGAATGGTAATTGGTGGAAAAGAAGTCAAAGCGATTAACATTATGACAACAGAGGGGAAAATAATAATTGCATCAATTACAGATGAAGATGCCATATCTTCAAAACAAGTGATAATTGAATTTGATACAGGAGAAGATGCAAAAATAAAGCGAATACATCCAGAATTTGGGGGCGTATAATAAAAGCAGATAGTACAGGCAGCAGATAGACAGGAGGTAAAAAAATGATTTTGAAATATGAGAAACCGCCAATGACAGGAACAAAAGAAGTTCCAAATGTAACACATGGACCATCTATTCATATCGTCAGTGGAATTGATAAATATGAATATGGACATTTTAAGGATAAAGAGGTTGCACCGGGACGGTCTGAATGCGAAATGTATATTACATATCACCTTGAAAAAGACGAGGAGCCGTATAATCATTCGGTAACAATATTTAATGGGTGCTTTGCATTTATGATGAATGATGAAGGAAAAACAATAGAAAGAATAAGATAGGTGCTGCTGCCTGTATTGTTTATATTAAAAGGGGGATAAAATGGAAGTTGAGAAGAACACAGAACAGCAAAAGATCGTTGTACATGTACAAGAAACGGCATTATTCAAGGGGATGTGCGATATCATTAATGAAATGTACAATGATAAGCGTATTCCGGATGTGTATAAAACACGCATAAAACAACTTTATGAGAGGTCAGTAAAATGAGAAAGCGAAGCCAATATCTCACATATGCATATGGAAGAAGGGCTGACATGGAGTTCACTGAATTTGTGCGTGGAAAAAAAGTAGTTATTGTTGGACCGGCAGCATATTTGCAGGGAATGAAAAAAGGGAAATGGATTGATTCGTTTGATATGGTTGTAAGAGTCAACCATGCTATACCAATCTCGCTTCCGGAGGATTATGGCAGTAGAATTGATATTTTATACCATATTATGTCACACAGAGGAAAAAATGGAAAAACATTGGTGAATCGTGGGGAGATTATTTTATGGAGAGATCATGGCTTGAAATGGTTGGTTGTTAGACAATCTGCGACAAGCGAAAGAGTTCGAAAATGTGCGCATTTAATAAATACATTGGTTCCGTGGAGCTGCATACATCATAGGTTTTCTGATAGCGTGAAAAAGTCCATTCGGGAAAAAGCACCTAATACCGGCATCATGGCTATTGTGCATTTATTGAATGCGCAAGTGGAGTCATTAACGGTTATTGGTTTTGATTTATATGCGTCTGGCGTATATGAAAATTATGGGGATCTGAAAGATAATGAAGATGCATTGGAGGTCAATAAGCGTTGGCATAGTATTGATGCACAGCGCGAATATCTGCGAAAAATCATTCGCAGAGAGACGAGAATACACATTGATGATCACTTAAAAGGAGCTTTAGGAATATGAATATAGGCATATGCACGAGTTTTTATAATGGATATGATAAGTTCTTGCCTAGATGGGCAAAGTCAATTGCGGCCTTGAAAACAAAGCCAATGATTGTTTCTATATATGCATCCGGACCATATGATCATAAGAACACAAAAGAAGCGATGGATATTCTGCAAAGAGCAGGAATACAATATATTTTTGATTTTTCCATAGAGCATTCAAGTATGGGGAGAGCGAGAAATGCGGTTGTAGAAAATTGTAATAGCAGATGGATCATGTATTTAGATGTTGATGATACAATTCTGCCAGATGCGATTGATATTATTGCTAAGTATGAAAACAAAGCGTGTGTTATTTGTACCGGGTTAAAAGTAGCCGGAAAGAAAAAGAAATTTATATATACAAACACAACACGAAAAAGTATTTTATCCGGTAAGCATGGCAGCTCATCACACAGCGTATATAAAAAATCGCTATGGGAAAAATCACCTTATATAGAAACAAATGATTATATCGAGCAGCCATTTTGGTTGGGGCTTGCACAGGCGAGAGCATCATTCATTGGAACAAAAGAGATCTGCACTATATACCATAGTCGGAGCGATGGACACAACCGGAGCATGACACAAGAGCAGAAGAAAGAAGCACGAGCGCAATTCAAGCGATTCATACAGGAGGGCGTACACAAATGATTAAGTGTTTTTATGAACGGAACAAAAGGAATTATGGAGATATGTTGACACCGATGATTGTTGAGTTTGTATCCAATCAGAAGATCGAATATTGTAATGGCAAAACATCCGGAAAATTGTTGTGTATCGGATCTGGAATGAACCGATGGCTATTGCCGAATGATATTGTATGGGGATACGGCAGCAGAAATACAGACAGATTCGGAAAGATCATTGTTCCGGAGGGTGTGAAATTTTGGTTGGTGCGTGGAAAAATGACCAGAGATAATATCATAAAAGATAATCCAGGCATTGAAGTGCCGGAAGTGTTTGGAGATCCTGCATTGCTTATGCCGTTGATTTATAATCCAGATGTAAAAAAGGAATATGAGATTGGATTTATTCCGCATTACATTGACAAAGGCCGGTATGATATCAAGCGAAAAGATGTGAATGTTATTGATATCCAAGGAGATCCAAAGCAAGTTATTAGAGAGATCAAGAAATGTAAGGTTATTATATCAACCAGTATGCACGGATTGATCACTGCTGATACATATGGCATCCCTGTTGTGTGGTTGCAGATAAGTGATAATGTTCTTGGTGCGTGGTTCAAGTTTAATGATTATTTTTCTGGAGTTGGCAGGGGCAAACATGATCCGGTTGTGATTAAGGGGAAAACAATTCATAGTAGCGATTTATTCCGGATCGCCGGAAACACTTTACCGAAGCCGAAGATTGACAGACAAGCAATCATTGATGCATGGAGGAACAATGCGAATTTTTCATGATGAGCCATTAAGTTTACACACCACAATGAGAGTCGGTGGAAATGCAGATCATTATATTGTTGCAAAAACAATTGAAGGATTAAAGAATGCATTGAAGATAGCGGCAAGGCGGCCTGTGTTTGTTATTGGTGGTGGTTCCAATCTGATCGTAAGAGATAAGGGGTTTCGCGGTGTTGTTATTGAGCCGGCATTTAGTAAAATTACAGTAAGTGGAACAGTTATGAAAGTACAGGCCGGTGCTACTGTACAAGAGATAATCGATTTTGCGATAGCCCATAATTTGTCGGGAGTTGAGTGTCTTGCAGGAATACCCGGTCGGCTTGGTGGTGTGATCTGTATGAATGCCGGATATACAAAGCCCATTTCTTCGCTTGTAAAAAGCGTAATGGTAATGAATTATGACGGTAAGATTACAAAGATGTTACCGGATAAGCTAAAGTTCGGGCATCGATCAAGCATTTTCTTGTCAAAAAAGCTGATTGTTTTAAGTGCAGAATTGCAATTGAAAAGAGGGCATTGCAAAGAAATAGTTGAAATGCATCTGCAAAAAAGAGCATATACACAGCCAATTGAATATCCATCTTGTGGATCTGTATTCAAAAAAACCAACCTTTTTTATTATCAAGGTTATGGAAATGAGCGAGCAGAAGTGCGAAAATCATTTATTATCAATTTGGGCGGTGCGAAAGCTGCAGATGTTCTGGAGATAATAAAAAAAATTCAGCAAGAAAGCAATTTTGAACTTGAAGCGGAGATAATAGGGGAAGAATAATGGCGTTCAGTATAGTGATTGCTTACAAGGCGGATAATGGATTGAGAACAAGACAAATGCGATGGACCGTGAAACGATATCGTAAAATGTTTCCGTTTGCAGAAATAATCATATCAGAGGACAAGAAATCACAAGAGGGTGGATGGTCCGGATTCTGCAAGAGCAAATATATCAATCGGGGTGTAAGAAAAGCAAAGCATGAGATTGTATTTATTGCGGATATTGATGTTATTCTGCCAAAAGAAAGTATTGTAAAGAGTGCGCGAAAATTGAATAAATATGATTGCGTTATTCCGTACAATGTAATCTATCATTTGAATTCAAAAGATGCCATGCGGATATTGGGAAAAGCACCGTGGATAAAAATGCCATCAGTTGTTTTGGCAAAACAAAAAAAAGTATCGCTATCTAATGGAAGGGCGCAAGGATTGTGTTTGGTTAAAAAAAGCACGTTTGAAAAAATGGGTGGTTATGATGAACGCTTTTACGGTTGGGGATCTGAGGATAGTGCATATTTGAAAGCGATGGAAACAATGACCGGAAAGAAAGTACATATATACAAAGGGATTGCATATCATTTGAAGCATCCGATTGTGAAAGATCGGCACAAGTTAAGGGATCAAAATGTTGGTGAGCTTTTAGATGCATACCGGAAAGCAGAAGGAAACAAGAAGATGATGAGGAAAGTAATACAATGGACGCATTAATCATTATACCGGCACGAATGGCAAGCACAAGATTTCCGGGAAAGCCGCTTGCGAAGATAAATGGAAAAGAAATGATCTTGCACGTTTGTGAAAGATGCGAGAAAATATTTCCGACTGTTGTTGCCACGCCAGATGCGGAGATCCACAATGTAGTATTAGAGCATTTATTTGTAACGGTAATGACTGGTAACCATATCACTGGAACGGATAGAATAGTTGAAGTATCTGAATATTTTGATGCAGAAATATATATAAATGTGCAGGGCGATGAGCCGTTGATAGATATAAATGATATAAAAACCATTTACAACGCAAAAAAAGAAGCATACAATAGTGTTATAGGAACCATGAAACACATTTTACCATATGGTTGTGGCGATAATGTTGTAAAGGTTACAACAAAAAATGAATATCTTGTTGATATGACGCGCAAGGGAAATGGATTGTTTGGACAATGTGGATTATATGCATTCAACAAAAATGAATTAAGAGCATTTGCAGAATATAAAAACAAGAAACAGTCATTGGAAGAACACGAAAATATTGAGTTGATGCGGTTTGTTGATATGGGGCATCCGGTAAAAATGATAACCATAAATGGGGGCATTGCGGTAGATATGCCGAGAGATATACAGAGAGTTGAGGAGGAAATTGAACATGGCAGACAAAGTTGAGGATATTGCAGGGGCTGACAAGAACTTGCAGGGGCCGACAGTTGAAGAAAAAATCACAATGACAAAAGCAGAACTTGAAAAATTAACCCAAGCGGAGTCAGATAAAAGAGTTGCGCAAGCACTCAAGACTCACGATGAGAAAAGAAACATTGAGTTCGCGCAGCGTTTAGAAAAAGAAAAAAAGGACGCTGCCAGGCTTGCGGCATTATCAGAGGAAGAACGGCACAGGGAAGAAATGGCCAGAAAAGAAGAAGAACTTTTGCAAAAGGGAAAAGAGATCACGCGCAGGGAGCTACATATTGATGCGGTTGGAGAGATGGAAAAGAAAGATTTGCCAGTAAAATTTGCAAAGATTCTTCTTGCTGATACGGCTGAAAACACTTTGAAGAACATCAATGAATTTGAGAAAGAATGGAAAGCCGAACTCGAAAAAGCGATTGAGCAAAGATTGAGAGGTAAGACACCGGTTACTGGAAAGCAACCGGATGTAAGGCCAGATATGAATGCAGCAATACGCGAAATGGCTCGACGTAAAAAATAAGGAGGAAAAACAACATGACGAAAATCTCGGGTGATTATGGGGAATATGGTACCCATATGACTACTGAATATGATGCATATCCGCTTATCCCGGAGACGGTATCAAAAGAAATTATGGATGGAATATGCGAAACATCGGCGGCACTTGCTCTTTTTGATAGGCTGCCAAATATGTCCTCGCGTACACATCGTATGCCAATTCTGTCTACATTGGGGCAAGCAGACTTCACGTCAAGTGTTACCGATGATGATTTGACTGTTGGTGCAGATCAGCAGATCGATGATGCTCGTATGCTTGCCATCAAGGGTACACCTTATGGCACCGGCGATCCCGGATATGTTCCCAATGAAGGCGCTCCTGGACTCAAAAAGACGTTGCAAATGGCTTGGGAAAATGTATTCATTATCGCTGAAACAATTGCAATCGTAATTGTAATCCCGGATGATGTCTTAGATGATTCATCCTATGATATGTGGTCGGCAGTTAAGCCACGCATTATTGAAGCATTTGCACGAAAGGCTGATGGGGCGATTATATTCGGACAAGGCAGACCTTTGACATGGCCTACAGGTATTGTGCCAACGGCCATGAGTCGCGGACAGGTTGTTGCTGCCGGAACAGGCATTGATCTTGGAATTGATGTTTCAAATGTGCTTGGTATTCTGGAAGAATCGGGATACAATCCGGATGGATTCATTGCACCACCTCATGCAAAAGCGCGTCTGCGGAATTTCCGCGATGCAAATAACAACCTTATCTTCACGCCTGGTTTGCAGAAAGAGCCGGATTCCGTGTATGGGTTGCCAATCAATTACATGAAAAATGGCGAGTTTAACACAAATGTGGCGGCTATGATTGCCGGAGATATGAAGCAAGCCAAATATGCCATCAGACAAGACATGACATATGATATTTTCAAGGAAGCTGTCATCTCTGATTCAGACGGCAAGGTAATCCTAAACCTAATGCAGCAGGATGCGAAAGCGATGCGCGTTGTCATGAGGATGGGTTGGGTTGTACCTAATCCAATACACGTTCTCAATCCCGACAGAGAGTCTTATCCGTTCGCTATTCTTACGCCGTAATAAATTAAAGAAGTGGGGCAGCCGGGCGTAATGCGTTTACGCCCGGCATATTATTAAGGAGGAAATACATGAAAGTCAAAATGTTACGGAGAACATATACATCGGAAATCGGTTTTTTGAAGGCAGGCGAAATTTATGAAACTGATGAAAAAACTGCGAATCGATGGGTTGCAAAACGCCTTGCAATGTCGGTTGAAGTCGAAAAGCCTGTTAAAGCAAGACGGACAAAAATGACAAATGTTGAAGATTTGGAGGTTGTTGAGCCGGAAGATTTCGGAACATTTGAAGAAGCAGAGCCGGAAAAGGAAACGAGCGAATATAAGTATTCCGAGCTTATTGATATCGCTAAGAATTTAGGGATTGATGTTCATAGTCGGCCGAAGAAAGCGGATTTGATTGTGATGATTGATGAGGTATCAAATGACTGATTCACAGAGACGGACCAGATTGATTGCATGGGCGAAAGAAAATTGCCAAAATGATGATCTGACGGATGAGCAGCTCGAATTATTTCTTGAGCAGGCCATTCCTTTTTCGAGTTCCATCACAGGGAAAACAAGTGAAAGCCTTGGCGATTATTCTGTAAGTTTTAATACTGATTTTCCGGCATCAATAATGCGGTTTTTGAAACCATATAACAGGGTAAAATTTTTATGATTGGTAATATTGTCGATTATTACACTGATAATATTATCATTGAGAGGATCGACAAGGTAATGTCAAATGGCATTGGTGGGTATGTGGAATCATGGAAAACACATTTATCAATCAATGGAAAGATGCGGCCGCTATCTGGAAAAGAACAGTTGAGTGCAGATAAGCAAACTGTATTTGCAACACATAAATTATATTGTGCAATTGCCGACATAACCGAAATGGACAGGGTTGTTTTTAATGGGGATATTTTTGAAATTAAGAATATTCCCAAAGATGTCATGAATATGCACAACCATTACGAGATTGATTTGGAGTTTGTAAAATGAGCGTAAAGTATACATCTTTTTCCGACGATGTGAAAAAAATGCTAAATGAGAAGAAGAAAGAAGCGCACACAGCTATCGGAATATTTGTAGCAGGAGAAGCACAGGTAAGGGTACCGGTCGATACTGGAAGATTAAAAAATAGCATTGATTATAAGTCAGAACAAAAGCAAGTCACGATTGGAACCAATGTCGAGTATGCGCCTTATGTGGAAAAGGGAACAAGTAAAAGGGCGGCAAAGCCATATCTTGAACCGGCAGTTTTGGAAAATTGGAATGAAATAAAAAAGATAGCAGAGGGTGTATTTAATGGTTGAATTAAAAAAGAAAATATATGAATTGTTAAGTACAGTAATAACGACATATGATGATACCAATGTGCCACAAGATGCAGCTTTGCCATATTGCACATATACATTGCCAATTAATGTGAAAAATTACCAACGTGATATAATAGCATTAAAGGTAACGATTTGGGATGAGAATACGGATGCAAGGGATATTGAAAATCTTGCGGACGGTGTGGACCATCTTTTGGATCGGTACAAATATTATAAGAATGGTGTTTTGCAAACTTCGATCTACCGTATTGCAAGGAGTGAGATACCAGATCCCGAACCTAACATATTAAGAAGGGAATTGCAATTTGATTGCAAGACCTATTTTGGATAAGGAGGTATATTTATGTCAAAGGGTGATATTATTCTCGGAGACGGTGCGTTTTATATAAACGACACGCTAATTGCGTTGACTCGGGGTGGTGGACAGTTTGTAATTGAGCGAGGATACAGGGAGATAGCAGCCGATGGAGACTATGGACCTGTCAAGGGACGGATCAGAAAAACCACATCGAGAGCAAAACTTACATTGAATGCTCTTGAATTGTTAGCTGCCAATCTGACATCTTTATATCCGGGGCTTTTGCTTACGGATGATGGGGATGGATCGACAATAACAGCAGATACCGATATTGATGATTCTGATTACGTTGATGAGGTCGTGTGGGTTGGAGAAACGCTTGATGGAAAAGAAGTGCGGATTGAAGTATATAATGCAATCAATTTGGAAAACATTGATTGGTCAATGGTCGATAAAGAAGAAATTGTTCCAAAGGTTACATATACAGCGACATATTCTGAATCGGCAAGAACAGATGAACCCTGGAAAGTGCAATTTACTAATGAGTATTATTAACAGGAGGATCAATGATGAAGGCCAGAGAAATTGAGCTTGGCGATGTTTTTATTGCAGTAAAGATCGTCAAAAAATTAGGACTTAAAACACTAAAAAGTGCAGTTGGCGTTGAGTCTGTAAATGAGTTAACGCCGGAAGAAAAAGAAGGATTGACAGAACCGGAAGTGGCTGCACTTTTTGATGAAAAGAAAAAAGAATTGCTCAAAAAAAAGTCTTTTGAAGTTGTATCCTATTTGTTGGAAAATCTGGAAGAAGCAGAGGGAGAGATCCTTTTGCTTCTGTCCGGATGGACTGGAACAACGCCCGAAGAATTTAAGAAAATAAAGATATCAGAGTTAAGGCCGTTAATTGCGGATTTTGTAGAGATTAATAGCACGGAAGAATTAAAAAGTTTTTTTTCGCAAGCAGTGGAGGAATTGACGAAACAAAGGTAATTGATCTGCTGCTTAGAAGTTATTCTGATATTCATTATGTTCTTAAAATGCCATTAATCGATGGAATGAAATTAATTGCGCGAGCAATTGATGTTGTTGAAGAAGAAAAACTATGGCTATTGTTTTGCACGAAATCAATCTTAATGACAGAACCTATTACATTTGAAGATTTCTGTACATCGGTTAAGAAACCACAACCCATAAAAAAGAAACAAAAAATCGTCAAGAAAAAAACGAAAGAAGAAATAATTGCTGATACCATTAAAATTAACGAAAAGTTAAAAGGTGGTAAGAAGAGATGAATTTATTTGAATTATTCGGAACAATAGCAATAGATGATGGTGGTGCTGTCAAAACCCTAAATGATGTTGATAGTGCAGGGGCAAAGGCCGAAGGCGGCTTTAGTAAAGCCGCCAAGGGTGCCGTTGCTGTTGGTGCGGCTGTTGCAACAGCCGCAGTTGCCGTTGGTTCGTGGTCGTACAATTTAGGATCTGGATTCCAAGACAAGATGGCAAAAGCATCTACCCTGTTTGGTGATGTAAATGTTGATACTGCAAATCTTGAAGCAAAGATATTAGAGTTGTCTGGATCCACTGGTATTGCAGCAGAGGAAATTGGCGAAGCATTATATAATGCGCTTAGTGCCGGAGTACCGGTTACAGAAGATATGTCCGAAGCGATGGATTTTTTGACGAAATCAACAGAGCTTTCAAAAGCAGGATTTACAGATACAGACACCGCCATGAGCGCAACCGTGAAGGTTCTGAATGCGTATGGTTTGGAATTGGAAAGCACGGATGCAATACAGAAGATCTTGATGCAGACACAGAACCAGGGCATTGTTACTGTTGATGAATTGGGGAATGTATTATCAAATGTAACGCCAATGGCGGCTGCGATGGGTGTTGGTTTTGATCAAGTTGGTGCATCTATTGCGACAATGACAGCAGCAGGAATTCCGGCAGCACAGGCAACAACCGGGTTGAATGGGTTGCTCGGAGAACTTGGCAAAACAGGTACCGTTGCATCCGACAATCTGATGGCTGCCGCAGAAGGAACAAAATATGCCGGCATGAGTTTTACCGAAATGATGGATGCCGGAGTGCCGTTGAATGAAGTGTTAGATCTGATGGGAAATTATGCAGAAGATAACAGCTTGCAAATGGTGGATATGTTTTCAAGCATTGAAGCCGGAAAAGCGGCCATGTCATTGTCTGGTGAAAATTCGGAGAAGTTCACAGAATCGCTTGCAGCGATGGGAACTGAAGTTGATGTTGTTGGTGATGCTTTTGATAAAGTATCTGGTACTGATTCTGAAAAGTGGAATCGGGCAATGGCAAAGATGCAAGCAGTCGGAATTAAATTGTTTGGGAAATTAGAGCCGGTAATATCAAAAGTGATAGATGTTGTTATTGATAATATGCCATTGATCGAAAGTCTTGTTGATCAGTTGGCACCGGTTATTACCGGATTGCTTGAATCATTATTGCCGTTATTAGTAACGCTTGTGGAAAATGTATTGCCGCCAATATTAGATTTATTCAATGCAATATTTCCTATTATCATGGATGTGATTGAAGCGGTTCTGCCTGTGTTGATTGAGTTGATTGAAAAATTAATGCCGCCAATAATGAAGATTATTGAAGCGGTATTGCCAATATTTTTAGAGCTATTGGATATGCTCATGCCATTACTCGGGCCGATTCTTGAATTATTAGATCCATTGATTGAGATTATTATGCTATTTATTGAGCCATTAATTCAGCTCATTGATTTAATTTTGCCGCCGTTAATAGAAATGATGGTTGCATTTTTTGAGATATATTTACCTGCATTAAAAAGTGCTTTTTCCGGTGTTGCTTCGGTTTTGAATGATGTTTTTGCAAAGGCGTTTGAAAACATCACCTCCATCATAGATGGAGTAAAAAAAGCGTTCAGTGCAGTAAGCGATTTTATGAAGGACATATTTTCGACTGATTGGAAAGAAATATGGGACGATATTGCAAAGGTTTTTTCCGATATATGGGATTCTTTTGTTGATATTGCAAAATCACCCATAAATGGAATTATTAAGTTGCTTAATGGGATGATCACGCAGATAAATAAAATACAAATAGATGTTCCCCAATGGTTAACTGATTTATCTGGAATACGTGATTTTGGCTTTAATATTGGTTCATTATCGTATTTGAAATCCGGATTGGATTATGTGCCATACGATAATTACCCGGCAATGTTACACCAGGGCGAAAGAGTATTGACAAAAGAAGAAGCAAAAAAAGGATCGCAAGGACAAACAATAATTGTTAATATTAATGGGAATTCAGCACAAGCAGGTCGTGAATTATTAGAGTTGCTTGAACAGGCCGTTGGAGAACAAACATTTGGAAGGGGTGGTGCATTTGGAATACAAGGAGCTTGAACATTATTTGTTGATAAATGGCGTTGATTCTCGCGAGCATGGAATTATTATGCTTATTTTGCCAAGAGTTCAACACCCTAAAGAACGTTCAGTTTTATTGATGGTAAATGGTCGTTCTGGAACATTGCGAAAAACAAATGGCGATTTTGGGAATATCACAAAAAGGCCTGTTTTGTATTTTTATGGAGAAGATGCGCAAGCGGCTATTGAATATCTTTCGTCTGCAGAAGAAATTGTCTTTTCTAATGAACCGGATTATAAATATATTGTTGCAGATGATTTGAATATGGAAATTGAATTGCAACATGGAATTGAATTTGAATATACTTTTGTTTTAAACCCATTAAAAAGGGAAATCAATGAAGCTGCAATTCCATTAGTTTCCGGGCAAACAATATATAATTCTACAAATGAACCTGCTTATCCGAGCTTTGATATTACCGGAACTGGAGATTTTGAAATAGTTATTGGCGAACAAACTATAAATCTTAGTGATGTAGATGCTGCCATAACAATTGAGGGTGGGGATGTTTTTAATTGTTATGATGATGCCGGAAATGCAAACAACAGAATGGCATTGACACCGGCTACATCAATTGGCTTTCCTGTTCTTGCGCCTGGAGAATCAGCGATGATCACATTCGATTGTGATTCGTTGATTATTTATCCAAATTGGAGGTGGCATTGATGGTTTTTATTTATGCTCCAGATGCCACGCCAACAGAATGCGCAACTAATGGATATGGAATATTGCAAGCAATGTCGTGTGAGGTTTATGAAGAAATCAATGGTGCCTTTTATGTAAAAATTAAAATACCGCAAGGGTCAACAAATTCTGAATATTTTCTTAAAGATGCAATAATTAAATGTCCTACCCATAGAGGAGTGCAACAGTTTCGATTAGATGGACCGTCAAGGACTCTTGATGAGTTGTATGCAACGGCTTGGCACATCACATACGACCTTGCGAAAGATATTATTATGGAGGAAGATTGGAGCGCAAAGACAGGCTCACAAGTTCTTCCGTTGCTTCTCGCGTCTGGAACCTATGAAACAAGATTTGATGGAATGTCTACCAATACAACAGTAAATAATCTCGTTATCATCCGGGGTTCTATATTATCGGCCATAATGGATGTACCTCGGGGGAATTGTTTTCTAACAAAATATGGGGGCGAAATCGACCGTGATAATTATACCTTTAATATCCCCACATCAATTGGAATGGATAATGGTTTGCGCGTTGCATATAAGAAAAACCTTGTTGGGATGAGAATAGACGAAAACACTTCAAAAATCGCAACAAGAATTATACCAACCTGCCTAGCTGCAGACGATACGTTTTTATTATTAACGGAAGAATATATTGATTCGGATAATATTGACGAATATCCTTATCCTTTAATAAAAACAATACATTATAGCGATATAAAAGTTGGCAAGGTGGTTGATGGAGATACACCATATCCGACAGAAGCAAGTGCGATGACAGAAATGCGAACAAGGGTGGCTGCTCTTTATGCGGCCGGTGTTGATCTTCCCATTGTTTCTGTTGCTATAAATTTTGTGTTGCTTGCAGACTTGAAAGAATATGAAGAATATGCGGATCTTGAGGTTGCAAACCTCGGGGACACAGTAAAAGGTGGATATTTGGGGTATATTTTTAATCATAGAATAATTTCAATAACATATGATTCTTTGCATGAAAAAATGATTGGAGTGGTTCTTGGAAGCGTTAAAGATACATTTGCCGGCACAATATATTCGCAGGATGTTTCTTTGTCTGCGTTGACAGATAGAATGAACGGAGCATTGATGCAGGGAGAAGGGTATAATGAGGTATCCATAAGCCATGATGATGGTTTTAAGTCAACAGCAACTGTTGGAGGAAAAGCAATTGAAACAAAAATGAATGCAACTGATGGAATCAGCATTGAAGCAGATGGTACAAAAGTATTCGGCGTTGATGTTGAAGGACACCAATTTTCTGAATCATTAAGTGATTCAGAAGATCCGGATTTCAAGGCAATTGTTGGAACAAGAGTCGATGGGGCGGAAACAATATATGGAATTCATGGATATTTGAAAGATCGGGATGCAGACCCGGAAGAATGGAATCATGTGTTTACCCTTGATATCTGGAGAGGTGAGGGATATTTTGTCAATTTAATGACAGAATTAGGACGGCCAAATTTTGAGTTTGTATCACTTGGTGGCACAGAAGGACAAGTTGCTCAAATTGGATATTATGATGGTTCTGATTATAAATATTTGGAAGTTAATGAAGATGGATTTTACAAAGTTGATGGAGCTTCACGCACAGCTTTTTAGGAGGACATATGCGCATAATATATAAAGATATAAGTATGATACATCAAGATCCATCCCCGGTTATCGTTCGGAAGGGGGAAACTGCGGCCCGTGTATATTTTCGTTTTTCTGTTGATATGTTTTCTGCGGCTCCTGGTGTTGCTTTTTATATTGGTGAATTGGAAGCTGTTGGTGTTATTGTTGATGATGAAACCTGTTATGTTGACATTGAAGGAGATATGACCGAAAATATAGGTGAATACTCCGGCAATTTGGTGATAACCGATGAGATCGGA